GCACGAGCAACCATTCTATCAATTAAATAAGATTCACGTATGGGGTCTCAAGTGTGAACTCTTCGAATACAGTGGAGAAGACCTCGATACTGGTGTCGAAGAAATCGATGTTATCGAGAGAAACCTTGCACAAACTATTACCGTCAACTTCGCTACTGGCGGCACTGGTACATTTACAGTTGGTGAGGAAATCGCAGGTGGTACATCTAATGTTACTGCCGAAGTTAAGTCTTGGGATTCTACCAACAGACAACTACAAGTGTACAACAGGTCTGGTATTTTCACCATTCCTGAAACAGTAACTGGTCAAACTTCAGGTGCTGCCTGGACTACTGCAAGTTACAATACACTAAATAATACGAACTCAGAGTTTGATGCCAATGCTGACTTTGAGACCCTTGGGGACTCTATCATTGACTTCAGTCAAAGTAATCCCTTTGGTGAAATTGGAGGTGCTAGTTAATGTTAGGAACGTATTCTTACAACGAAATCTTTAGAAAGACTGTTATTGCTTTCGGTACACTGTTCAATAATATTGAAATCAAACGTACTGAAGGTAGTAGAACCGAGGTTATGAAAGTACCCTTGGCATATGGTCCTAAAGATAAGTTCCTTGCACGTCTTAGGCAAGTAGGAGATCTGACAACTAAAGATGCTGTTCAGATTACACTACCTAGAATCTCTTTTGAGATCTCTGGATTTGCTTATGATGCTACCAGAAAGGTATCACCAACACAGGTGATTCGTTATACAGGTAGTGATAGTAAGACTAGAAAATCGTTTATGCCAGTCCCATATAATGTGGACTTTGAGTTAGCGATTATGGCAAAGAACCAAGATGATGGTTTACAGATTCTTGAACAGATCTTGCCATTCTTTCAACCGATGTTTAACATCACCCTGAATCTTCAGGAAGCAATCGGTGAGACTAAGGATTTCCCAGTCACACTGAACTCAGTAGTTTATGAAGATGACTACGAAGGTGATTACACCACACGTAGAACTCTGATTTATACATTATCGTTCTCTGCTAAAACATATGTTTACGGTCCTGTCTCTGACGTTACCGATAAACTTATCAAGAAAGCGATCGTGGATACCGCTGCAGACAGCAAACGTACTGCTGCACGTGAGATGAGGTACACAGTTCAACCTGATCCTCTTACTGCTGATCCTGATGATAACTTCGGATTTAATGAACTCTATAGTGAATTCTCAGATGGAAAATCAAGAAACCCAGTCACAGGAAACGACGAGTAAATACGACGGTATTGAAGATGCTCTTGATGTGGAAACATCTCTGGTCAAACCAGGTGAACCACAAAAGAAATCAATCGTACCAAATGTTACTGATCAACAGATCAAAGACTATGAGTATTCTCGTGGAAACTTCTACTCACTGATCGAGAAAGGTCAAGAGGCAGTTGATGGTATTCTTGAATTAGCACAAGAGTCTGACTCACCTAGAGCATACGAAGTTGCAGGTAATTTAATTAAGAACGTTGCTGATACTGCTGATAAGTTGGCAGACCTTCACAAGAAAATGATAGAGATCGAAGAAGGTCCTAAGGGTCAGGCAGCAAAAAACGTTACAAACAATACGATGTTTGTTGGTTCAACAGCAGAACTTGCCAAGTTCTTGAAGCAACAGAAATCTGATAAATAGTAAAAACAAGTATTACCAAGTCGATGTCTGTATTAAATGTATTAGATACTACGACAGTGAGTGGATCAGGTACCGCTTATATTGTCGTCAAAACTGGTGTTGTACGGGCATATGCTGCTAGTGCTTCTTCCATTCAGTTCGATGCGGGTCCTGCTATTACCTTGGCAGCAGGCGAAGCAATTCTTCTTTCCTGTGGAAAGTCAAAGAACGTTAGTGTCCACGCTGCGACTAACGCGGACCCTTGTGTATTCAGCGTTGGTGGGGCGGGCGTCGGTTCAGGAGCAGGAGGAAGACATACTTTTGCTGTTGGCGATTATATTCAAACAGTTGATGGTGGAGATACAAACGGATTTGGTTCCGACTTTGTATCTGCTGCTTCAGGTGGTAAAAAAGTAACTGCTGTGACTGACCTGACTATCACAACAGATATTGATGCCTCTGGTGCAAGTGCTGCATATACTTTGAGTGATGCAGACATCATTGCAAACACAGTTCCTCAAATCCAGAGAACTGTAAAACTCACAGCAGGTTCCGCTAACGTCATCGTCGAACAAGTACAAATTGTTGGTGGTTGATAATGGAGAAGCAGGCACCTCAAAAAACTAAGGAGAATCCTAAGGATCAAGCGATCAAGAAGACCAAGCAACTTCTAGACCGCAGGCAACTTATGATTAATCTTAGGAAGTTGCAACTCCAGAGAAAATCAGTTCAAAACAAGGGTACTACCGATATGACGCTACAAACACAATCATATGCTATACTAAGTTTCGGAGAGTTTATCTCTGAGGGTGGTCTCGCCCGTGCTATGCAAAAGTCCAACACCAAAGTGACTGGACATATCAGTGCTGACCGTGGATCTTCTGAAAAGGAGAACCGTAGTAAAAGAAAAGGACTTGAGAAAGACCTTAAGAAGCACGGTATTGGTCACAAGAAAGGTGTCGGAGAATATAAATATGATTCAGGTGAGACAGGTCGTGAGGTTTCATACCACACTTCCAAACCCGACAAAATGTCGAAACGTAGATTCGGCAAGGTGATGCGTCGTCTTGGTCGTAAGCACGGACAAGAATCTGTGATTACTAAAGACAAGGACAAGTCTGCTAAACTTCACTATACAGAGAAGGGAAGCAAGGCGAAATCTGATAGCATCGGTAAAACAAAAGTCGGAAAACATCCTGAAGGATATGGTGAAACATCATCCACTAAGGTGCGTTCAGGCAAACTTCCCTCTAAATCTAAGGATAGAAAGTTTCATTATGGCTAGTCAAAACGACAACGGGCAGTGGGTATGTCAGTATTGCGGACTCACTTCACCTCAAGGGCATTGGCGTCCTAAAACTTGGATCGAAAAGCACGAAATGAATTGTGCATCTAACCCTAAAAACAATAAAGAGAAATGAAATCTTTCAGAGAGTTCCACGAAACCAAAGATGATCCCATCGAAGAAGGTGTGGGACTCGCTGTAGCGCGAGCAATCGACAAGACTAATCCTCCTTTGGGTAGACCATCCAGAAGAAGAAAGATCTCTCACGCATTGAAGATGAGAGAAATCATTAGAGATACTAAGAGAAACAAACAGAAAGACGATCCTTATTCAGCAGGTAAGGTTGCTAAGGCAGCACTTGGTGGAAAGGATAGTAAGAAGAAAAAGAAACCAGAAAAATCTCCTGTTAACTTCCTACAGGACAAGGACGTAAAAGAAAGTGCTTGGCAAAGAAAGGAAGGCAAGAATCCTAGTGGTGGACTGAACGAGAAAGGACGTAAGTCCTATGAAAGAGAGAACCCTGGTTCAGATCTTAAAGCACCACAACCAGAAGGCGGTCCTAGAAAGAGATCATTCTGTGCTCGTATGGGTGGAATGAAAGGACCAATGAAAGACGATAAAGGCAAACCTACACGTAAGGCACTCGCACTTAGAAAGTGGAAGTGCTAATGGATGAAAGAAGGAAACCTATAGGTAGAGCAAAATTCCACCTCAAGGTGACTGACCATTTCGCAAAGAGTTTCTTGACATATATAATATTCTACCCTAAATTCTTCTAGTAACCTTTGGAGATGACTTTATGCAATTCGAGCAAAAGGTCTGCGAAAAATGTGGTGCTACTTGGTTGAACGGTCAACACCGTTGGACTGGTACAGGTGCTGAGGGGAATGAACTAGACTTAGCAGGTTTAGTGTGTAATAATATAGATACAACAGACCCAGACTACACCAAATGTATTAACCCTATGCGAGGGCAGACAGGAGGTGATACGTGGGAATATAGACGTGGTTTTATTGACGGTGCACTTAGTCAGTTCCCTAAAAACAGGGATTCCTGACAGACTGTAAACACAGTTGGTGACTGGTGTAAATACCAGTAGTTGATAAAATTATTAATGAAGTTCATTTTTGCATTAATTGCTACAATGTTCTTGGCACTGCCTGTCTATGCTGTAGATGTTACAATGGGAAGTGGCGGAAACCTAGTTTTCGAACCTAGCGATATTTCTATATCCGCAGGTGATACTGTTCACTTTGTGAATGGTATGTTGCCCCCACACAATATCATTGTCGAAGGTCGTGCAGATCTATCAAGAGAGTCACTTATGTTCTCTCCTGGTGAATCTCAGGACATCACATTCACTGATCCTGGTGACTATGAATTCTTTTGTGGTCCACATCAAGGAGCAGGAATGACTGGAACAATTCACGTAAACTGATGACTCAAACACCAGAAAAACCATCTATAACAGATGTAACTAATTCCCAAAAAGATTGGGAAGATTTTTGGAACTCTGAAAATATCGACGCAGATTTTTGGATGCCCGAACTCGGAGATGATCCTATGGCACATCGTTTCAAAGAAATTCTACCACATCATCCTACACGTGATGAAGTGGATGAAATGATCGAAGCAAAGATTCGGCGTCACAACCGTAACGCTTCGATGGTAAGTATGGTGCTCGGAATTATGTTCCTTGCAGCATTTGTAGATGGTTTTCTGAGAGTGATTGGAAAAATTGCACCTTTCTTAGGTATAGACGTTTCTATTATGGGATGATCCCATATTTTATATGCAAGACACCAAGTACAATATCCTCTGCCAAGAGGATTACAAATTGATTATCGACGCTTTATGGAAGCGTCAACGTTGCTTCATCGCAGGCGATAGAATGTACAAAGAGTACGGTAGTCTAATTAACGAGATGGAACGCAGACAAAGTTCTGCTATTCCAAGGAGAGTTTGGGAATGACCTATGAAAACTCTAAACAAAATAACGCTTGACGTTACTATCACAATTATTGACTTCCTCTACAGAGGTCGTCACTTTCCAAGATTTTGGGTGCTTGAGGAGATCGCTCGGGCACCCTATTTTGCTTTTTTGAGCGTACTGCATTTAAGAGAATCTCTGGGACTTCGAACAGAATCCCACTTCTATTTGATGAGAGAACACTTCGAACAGTCAGTCAATGAAACAGAACATCTTGTTTATATGGAATCTAGGGGTGGTAATTCTTATTGGATTGATCGTTTTGTTGCCCGACATCTGGTACTTATCTATTATTGGGTTAACGTGGTTTACTATTGGTTATTTCCTGTCTCTGCCTATCATCTCTCGTACCTGATTGAGAAGCACGCTGCTGAAACTTACCGTAAGTATTTGGCATTTGTGGATGGTCAGGATACCAAGATAGAAGAGATTATGCAGGATGAAATCAATCATTCAAATGAACTACATAAAGCAATGGAACTGATTTTACAATGAGAGTAGGACTAATAGGTCTAGGTCGTATGGGCGAGGGTATGTCTCGTCGTATGATGAAAGATGGTATCGAGGTTTGGGGTTACAGACGTAACTACGAGAAGGCACAAGAAGCGTATGAAAAAGGATACGTGGACGGTGTTGCTGTTGACATTGATTCTCTCGTATCACAAGTAAAACAAGGTGGTTCACCTGGCATCTTTATGATGGTTGTGCCTGCCGAAACAGTTGAGGAGACACTAAATGAGTTACTACGGTTTTGTAGTGAGGGAGATATTATTATTGATCACGGCAATAGTAATTTTAAGGACAGTCGTAAAAGAGCAGAGCGCCTTGAAAAATTGGGCATCCAATATATTGACTGTGGTACTAGTGGTGGTGTCTTTGGTTTGGAGCGTGGATACTGTCTTATGGTTGGTGGTACAACTACAGCAGTATCTGTGTGCTCCCCCATTTTCCGCGCTCTTGCACCAGGGATGTCCGCTGCGCCCAGAACAGATAAATGGTCTAAGGCAACCAGTCCTGAATTCGGGTGGTTACATTGTGGATCTTCTGGCGCAGGTCATTTCGTGAAGATGGTTCACAATGGTGTTGAGTATGCAATGATGCAAGCATACGCTGAAGGATTTAATATCCTTCACGAAGCAAACGCAGGTTCTAAGTATGTCAAGGAAGGTGATGCTGAGGTCGCTCCTATGGAGCATCCAGAAGATTATTGCTATGACATTGACGTTGCTGAAGTTGCTGAGTTATGGCGTCGTGGTAGCGTGGTTGGTTCTTGGTTGCTTGACCTTACCGCTGATGTACTACGCGGCGATCACGAACTTAGCAAATTCGATGGGGGAGTATCAGACAGTGGTGAAGGTCGTTGGACTGTTCACGCTGCTGTGGATCTTGGGGTACCCACTCCTACGATCAGTACAGCACTCTTTGAAAGATTCTCATCAAGAAAATTGAATGATTTTGCTAACAGATGTCTTAATGGTATGAGGTATATGTTTGGAGGTCACAATGTTAGGTAATGTCTTACTATGGACATCAGTACCCTTTGTATGTGCCACCCTCGCATTTGCTAGATATAGGGGTGAAATATCGTATTATGAATCATCAGACTATGAAGGAAACGGAACCGCTCACTAAAGGCATTGTAATTTTTGGTGCTACTGGTGACCTTTGTAAGAAAAAGTTAATTCCCGCACTCTACAAACTATGGGAAAAAGAATTGCTGCCAGATCACTTCGTTATCACAGGTGCAGCACGACGAGTGAGGACAACACAACAATGGATTAAAAGTCTGGGTATGGAATATCCAGAAGAGTTCTGCAGGATGTTGGACTATCAATCGTGTGATCTGGAGCACGTCGAGTCCCTACAAAAATTACCAAATTATTTGGATGATAACACCTACTTCCTTTCTGTACCACCAGAGCGTTACGAAAGTGCGATCACTAATCTCAAAGATGCAGGTTTACTTGAAGACCCCGATCAAAGTCGATTGGTTATCGAGAAACCCTTTGGGCACGATTATAAATCTGCTGATCGTTTACAGTCTGTGGTGGAGCGATCTTTACGCGAGAAACAAGTTTATCGCATTGACCATTATCTTGGCAAAGATACTGTTAACAATATACTTGCTACTCGATTCAGTAATATACTTCTCGAACCACTTTGGAATAGGAATTACATAGAAGAGGTACAGATCTTTGCAACTGAAACTATCGGTTGTGATGGTCGTGCACAATACTATGACACAGCAGGTGCTGTCAGAGATATGCTGCAGAATCATATGATGCAGTTACTTGCTCTGATTGCAATGGAACCTCCTTGTCGTTTGAGTTCTACAGAGATTCGTAGAGAGAAGACAAAGGTTCTTGCTGCTGCACGTCTGGGTCAGAAGTTGGTTCTTGGTCAATATATTGGATACCAAGATGAAGAGGGTGTTGCACAACACACTAAAACACCAACGTTTGCCTCTGGCGATATTTACATTGATAACTGGAGATGGCAGGGTGTTCCTTTCTACTTTATGACTGGTAAGAAGATGCCTTATCAGTGTGTAGAGATCGTTATCAAACTCAAAGAACCACCTCAGGTTCTATTCGAAGGACATAAATTTAATGATCGTATTGTAATCAGACTACAACCAACACCACACTTGGATATTCGTATGGATATGAAAGCACCAGGTTTGGGTGAAGAGGTTGAGACTGCTACATTGACTCATCCATATCCAACAGAGAACTCTATTGATGGATATGAGAGATTGTTGTTTGAAGCAATCAATGGCAATCAATCACACTTTGTACACGCAGAGGAGATCATTGAGTCTTGGCGTATTGTGGATGATTTGATTTGTACTGGTGAGAAATGTCCTATCCGTACTACACCTTACATCTATCATCAGGGTTCTTGGGGTCCACAACACAAGACAGAGTTTATTACTAACTGGGATTATCCACAATGAATCTAGTTCTCAGGACTCACGAAGACTACGGTGATCCTGTATGGGGAGTTATTATTATGCTTCTAATACTCCTCATAATCGTCACTTGGTATATCGTCTATATACTAAAAGAATCATTCAAGGAACTGGAAGATGATCCCCCCGAGTCGGAAGAGTTGCTACAACTTCAGAGTAGTAGAGATCAACAGAGTTCTGGACGGAGACACGATTGATGTAACAATCGATCTCGGTTTTGATCTATATAAAAAAGAGCGAGTAAGAATCGCGGGTGTTGACACCCCTGAGAAGAGGACTCGTAACTTAGAAGAGAAAGCACTTGGAATTGACGCAACAAACTGGCTCAAAGAAAAACTGGAGTCAACTCTCTCTGGTGATGATCAGTTGTCTATTAGGACTGAACTTGTTGGTGGTGTCGGTAAGTATGGTCGCTTACTCGGTTGGTTATATGTCGGGGATGAAGATGTGTCCCTTAATGAGCAAATGATTACTGAAGGATATGCTTGGGCATATGACGGAGGTACAAAACAAAAGGATTTCGAAGAACTCAGAGAAATCCGTAGATCTTATGGAACTTTAACAGAATGAGAAAGGAACTTATCGAGGCAGTTAAACTACACGCCTTAGGAAACATTGAAAAACATAAGATGAACGTAGAGGTTTATCTTGCTAACCCTGTCGGTATCGGAGAGCATCCTGATATTATGGCAGCAATCGAAAGTGAGTTGGATCAGATCTCACACTACCACGATCAACTAGAGGTACTAGAAAAATACATCGAAAAATAAATGGAACCATACCCACTCCCAGTAGAATTTTGGTTTGTTCTACTGGGAATTGCTGTCTCTTTAGGACTACAAGCAATGCTTATACTCAAAGAGTATGGCGGTTACTCAAAAAGACCTAAGACAGGACACCCTGAGATAGATGAACTCAAGGGTGGAGAGAAACTGATGTCTGTAAAATTCAGGGAGATAGAGGTTAGTAACGAGGAGTATGAAGGGTATCAAGAATTAAAAGAACGTATAGATAGTTTGAAACGGAAAGAAGCAGATGAGTCTTGATGCGTATCTAGGCAATCCCAATCTAAAAAAAGCAAACGTACCCACTAACTTCACACCTAAACAGGTCAAAGAGTTTATCAAGTGTGCGGAGGATCCTATTTACTTTATCAAGAAGTACATTAAGATCGTGTCTCTGGATGAGGGTGTCATTCCATTTAACTTGTATGACTTTCAGGAAACGATGGTCAACAGGTTTCACAATAATAGATTTAATATTGCAAAACTACCAAGACAGTCTGGTAAGTCTACCGTGGTTACAGCGTACCTTTTGTGGTACGTGATTTTTAACGATAACGTCAATGTCGCAATCCTCGCAAACAAAGCAGCGACTGCCCGAGAGATGTTGGGACGTTTACAACTCAGTTACGAGAACCTTCCTAAATGGATGCAGCAAGGTATTATTGGCTGGAACAAAGGGTCAGTGGAACTGGAGAACGGAAGTAAACTCCTTGCTGCATCTACTAGTGCTAGTGCTGTCAGGGGTATGTCTTTTAACGTCATATTTCTGGACGAATTCGCGTTCGTTCCGAACAACATTGCAGATCAGTTTTTTAGTTCTGTTTATCCTACTATCTCATCTGGTAAGTCTACCAAAGTTATTATCATCTCTACTCCACACGGGATGAATATGTACTACAAACTCTGGCACGATGCAGAGCGTGGTACGAATGAGTATGTCCCAACAGAGGTACATTGGTCTGAGGTTCCAGGAAGAGATGCTGAATGGAAAGCACAGACTATCCGTAACACAAGTGAACAACAATTCCGTGTTGAGTTCGAATGTGAGTTCCTGGGCTCTGTTGATACTTTGATCTCTCCAAGTAAGTTGAGAGTGATGACCTATGAGGATCCCATTGAAAGACAGAATGGTCTCGATGTATTTCAGAAACCAGAAGAAGGACATAATTATACTATGACAGTGGACGTAGCGAGAGGTATTGATGGAGACTACTCAGCATTTACCGTATTTGATACGACAACCGTACCATATAAATTAGTAGCAAAGTATAGAAATAATGAAATTAAACCCCTACTCTTCCCTGATATTATTTGTCAGGTTGGAAGAGCATATAACCACGCTTACGTTCTTGTAGAAGTAAATGACATCGGTGGTCAAGTTGCAGATATTATACAATATGACCTTGAGTATGACAATCTACTGATGGCAGCAATGCGTGGTAGAGCAGGACAGGTTGTCGGTCAAGGATTCTCTGGTGGTAAGGTACAACTTGGTGTCAAGATGTCAACCGCAGTTAAGAAGGTTGGTTGCTCTAATATGAAAGCACTGATTGAGGATGACAAACTATTGTTGTCTGACTATGACATCATTGCAGAACTAACTACATTCATTCAGAAGGGTCAGTCTTGGCAGGCAGAAGAAGGTTGCCACGATGACCTTGCTATGTGTCTGGTAATGTTCTCGTGGTTGGCAGTTCAAGATTATTTTAAGGAACTCCACGATAACGATATTCGTGCTAGAATGTATCAGGAACAACGCGAAGCGATTGAAGCGGATATGGCACCGTTCGGATTTATGGATGATGGTCTCAGTGATGAGGCATTCGTAGATCCAGAAGGACAGGTCTGGCATACCGATGAATATGGCGATCGCTCTTATATGTGGGAGTACCGATGAGTGTAGAAACAATGATGGGGTCCCTAGCGACGACACTATTCATCTTAGTGTTATTTTCGTTTGGATTCGTAATGGGTTATGCAGCGAGGAAAAGTGAAGAAGAGTGAACTAATTCATTATCGCCTCCAAGCAATGCTCAGAGAAAATACCTTCAGCGATCTAGCATACTTAGGTGTTAGGGAAGGAGAGCATTGGTATAGTGTCGGTGGACACGAGGTACCAGTCAATGCAATAGAAGAACTGGAACGAGCAGATGAGTCTTGAAGATGAACTGAGTCTAGAAGCATTCCTATTCGTAGATAGACAGTGTAGGAAATGCTTGAGAACTCTGTCCCTGACTGATAATTTTTATAAGACACGTAAAGACAGAGGACAGAATCCCTCTGCATATTCGTATGAGTGCAAATACTGTACTAAGAAAAGAGTAAGTAAGACAAGAAAGCAAAAACCTAAACTACGAAAGGAGTCTGACTATCCTGACTGGTAATGTTCACGTTCCGTTTCCCCGCTTGAACAGTAGGTTTATCTAAATAATATCAGCAATAGATTGAGATTTTCAAGGAGCTAACCAATGGCATCTACCCAACTTTCACCAGGGGTCGTTGTTCTTGAAAAGGATCTGACTACGGTTGCTAACGCGACTCTAGATAATGTTGCAGTGATAGTCGGTTCCTTTGAAAAGGGTCCCGTTAATAAGATTGTAGACGTAACTAGCGAGAAAGAACTTCTTGCAGTCTTCGGTCGCCCTAACGATTACAACTACGAATACTGGTATTCAGCAGCACAATTCCTGTTGTACGGTGGTACACTTAAAATTGTCCGTACAAACAGTTCTTCACTTAAGAACGCTATTGACACAGCACAGACTGTTGTCACTACTTTCTCTGGTGCAGACACAACTCTTACAGTTACATCAGCGACAGACTTCGCGACAAGCGATTTGATCTTGATCGACGCTGAGATTCTAAGAGTGACTAACGTCTCAGGTAACGACCTTACTGTTCAACGTGGTCAACTTGCAACTGCAGCAACTTCACACGCAGCAGGCGCATCTATCACTCTGATCGAAGAATCAGGTAATAGCACAACGATGAACCAAGGCGGTACTCTTGCTGCAGGTGGTACAACACTGACGGTTACTTCTGTTGCTTCTCTTGCTGTTGCACTAAACGATCACATCTTGATCTCTGACGAGATTCTCAAGGTGACTGCTATTAGCGGTAACGATCTGACTGTTGAGCGTGGTAAGTTGGAAACAACTGCTGCTGCACAGACTGATGGTCAGACTATCAAGCGTTTGGTGGTTACTGCAGGTAAGACAACAATCAACGAACAAACATCAACTGGTGTTAGTGCTCCTCTTGTTAGAAATCTCGAAGAGTATGAAGGTAATGTTGAAGGCGCTTCTAACTCTTGGAAGTATGCTGCTAGACACCCTGGTCTCTATGGTAACTCACTTAGAGTTGTTATCACAGACGCGGGTGCTGACCAGATCCTTTCACTTGCACAACCTACCACTGCTGAGTGGGAATTCTCAACTACAACTGACGTAAGTTATAGCGGTGCTAACGCAGGCGCTAAGATCTTCGGTTACAGAATCGTAGTTACAATGGATTCCGCATCCATCGCAGGTGACTTTGAAAACGGACAATACTGGAGAGCAGAAACAGATGCTTCATCTCCTGTAAGTATTCCTGTTCAAGGTCAAGTCGTTGCTTACGATCCTCTTACAAGAAAGATCGAGATTGATGTTAACTACTCACTCTCATCTGACGTTCTTGAAGTTGGTGACGTAATCGCACTTTGGAGTGCAGAGACTGGTGGATCTAGAACTGGTGACAAGGGTACTGTTGAAGCAGTTGAAAGACAACTTCTTACAATTACTAACGCATCACAAGAAAGATTCGAAGCAAACTACACTGTATCTGATGACAACGCATCAGGTTCACCTAACATTAACATTGCTTCTGTAAGATCAGAATACGACGAAAGATATTTCGGCGGCAATCAGAAGTGGGCAAACGTTGCTCCTAGACCTGGCACATCACCTTGGGTTCAAGACCGTGGTGGTTCTAAGGACCAAATGCACATCCTCGTCCTTGATGGAGATGGCAAACTCACTGGTACACCTGGTGCGGTTCTTGAGAAGTTCCTCTTCGTGTCTAAGTCAATGGATGCCAAAGGCGTTCAGGGCGAGACCATCTTCTACAGAGACGTTATTAAGAACATCTCACAATACATCTACTGGGGTGCACACGAGACTTCAAGCATCTTTGATGTTGATTCTGGTGCTAACGGTGACTTCGGTTCATCTGGTGTTTCAAGACACTTTGACTTGATCAAGCAAACTGCTGCTATCAAGACTACTGAAACTGCACTCGGTCGCGAGATCATCGGAACTTCAAACGGTTCTACTGCTAGATACCACCTCCAAGGCGGTACTGACGGTTACACTCTTTCAAGATCTGAGATCCTCGGTTCATACGACCTCATCGCTGACAAAGAAACCATTGATGTTGATTACATCTTGATGGGTCCTTCGATGGCAGACACTAGCGACACAATCGCTAAAGCACAGAAGATCATTGACATCGCTGCAACCCGTAAGGATTGCTTGGCATTCGTTTCACCTCCACGTAATGACGTGATTGGTCTTAGCGATACCAACATCATTGTTAACAGAACTATCGATTACTTCGATAAACTGTCTAGCACATCATACGCTGTCTTTGATAACAACTACAAGTACATCTACGACAAGTACAACGATAAGTATCGTTACATTCCTTGTAACGCTGACCTTGCAGGTCTAACACTTAGCGCAACTCTGAATTCAGAAGCGTGGTTCTCTCCTGCAGGATTCAACAGAGGACAGTTGAGAAACGCAATCAAACTTGCTTACTCACCTCTGAAGGATCACAGAGATAGATTGTACGCAGCAAGAATCAACCCTGTGGTTGCATTCCCTGGACAAGGTATTGTCCTCTTCGGAGACAAGACTGCACTTTCATACCAATCTGCATTCGACAGAATCAACGTTCGTCGCTTGTTCTTGGTACTTGAGGATGCAATCTCAGAAGCAGCAAAGACTCAACTGTTCGAATTGAACGATGAGTTCACTCGCGCTTCCTTCAAGAACATCGTGGAACCGTTCCTCCGTTCGGTTCAGTCACGTCGTGGCATCATCGATTTCTTGGTTGTCTGCGACAGCAGCAACAACCCACCTGAGGCGATTGACAGAGGCGAGTTCTTCGCGGAGATCTTCGTGAAACCAACACGCTCTATCAACTACATCACTCTTACATTCACCGCTACTAGAACTGGTTCTAGTTTCGCTGAAGTTACTTCCTGATTCAAGAGACTAACCTAGGAGACAAACAATGGCAGAATCACAACCAGGACAGGTGGAACAGAGCGCAATACGCGCTCCCATCTTTTCCTTCCGAGATCAAGTAAAGGACTTTGCACGTCCCAATCTATTCCAAGTAGAAATCTATGCACCTCCAATCCTTCAGGATGGAGTATCACCCCAATCTGGTGGTGTTGCAGGATCATCAGCAGATGCTTCCGAGAACTCTGCAGGTGGATCTCAACTCAACGCATCCGAAGCATCCGCTTTCGGTACCTTCCTTGTGAAGGCAGCAAACATCCCTGCATCTACAGTGGGTGTTGTTGAAGTACCTTACAGAGGAAGAATCCTCAAGGTAGCAGGCGACAGAACCTTTGAACCTTGGACAGTTACTGTTCTTAATGACCAGTCCTTCAAGTTCAGAGCATTCTTCGAATCTTGGTCAACCAACATTCAAGCACTGCAGCAGAACTTCCAGAACGCTAACACTATCGCTGATTATCAAGCGACAGCAAAGGTTAGACAGATGGATAGAAAAGGTAAGATCATTCGTACTTACAAGTTCGAAGGCATCTGGCCATCTAACATTTCTGCAATCGACCTTGACTGGGGAACCAACGATACTCCTGAGGAGTACACTGTTGAATTCCAAGTACAATACTGGACCTACGACACAGACATCAACACTGGAAACGCGGGCGGTTAAATAGGTTAAATTGAAACCGTATAAATAGTTGGGAAGAAAATTCTAATAATTAGATGTCCCAACTTTTTGGTTATTCTCTTGAACGTGCCAAGAAGGACTCTGCAAAGGGTCCTTCTTTCGTGCGTAAAGAGTCAGATGATGCAGCGACCCCCGTTGCAGGTGGTGGTTATTTTGGTACCGCCATCGATCTTGATGGAACATACAAAGATGAAAACGACCTGATTCGTCGATACCGCGCAATGTCGATCCACCCTGAGTGTGATCGTGCTATCGATGATGTGGTTAATGAAGCAATCGCAGGTGAGTTAGATGACACTCCTGTGGATGTTGAGTTGTCAAATCTCAAGGTCAGTGCAGGTATCAAGAAGAAGATTAGAGAAGAGTTTCATAACGTTCTCCGTCTTCTTGACTTTGATAAGAAAGCATATGACATCTTCCGTCGTTGGTATATTGACGGAAAGATCTATTACCACAAGATGATTGACCCCAAGAATCCTAGGGGTGGTATTACAGAACTCAGATACATTGATCCTAGAAAGATCAGAAAGGTAGTTGAACTAGAGCGTCCTAAAGATAAGACATTTGTTGATCCAAGGACAATGGAAGCACAGATTGCTCCTAAGTCCGCAGAGTATTACGTTTACAACCCTAAGGGTCTCCGAGGAATGGAGACTGCAGGTATCAAGGTTGCCCCTGATGCAATCTCTTTCGCCCACAGTGGTTTGAAAGATATGAATAAGAATGTGATTATGTCACATCTTCATAAAGCAATCAAGGCGCTCAACCAACTGAGGATGATCGAAGATAGTCTTGTTATTTACAGACTGTCAAGAGCACCTGAGCGTCGTATTTTCTATATTGATGTTGGTAATCTTCCTAAGCAAAAGGCAGAACAATATCTCCGCGAGGTTATGTCTCGTTATAGAAACAAGTTGGTTTACAACGCAGACACAGGAGAGATCAGAGATGACAGAAAATTTATGTCGATGCTCGAAGATTTCTGGTTACCCAGAAGAGAAGGCGGGCGAGGAACTGAGATCACTACGCTCCCAGGTGGACAAAATCTTGGAGAACTTGAGGATGTCAAATACT